TATACTTGAAGTAAATAATCAGTTAATGTAACATCTCTATTTTGTGATGAATAATTATATTTTATTAATTGTCTAATTTGTTCAGTACTTAATCCATCATTTCCACCAATAGCTGGTATTGGGTTATTTACTGTTAAACTACGTTGAACTTCCTGATTAAAATCTTGTCTTGAACCCTCAACTTTTAATTGAATACCGCCAGTTTCTGTTAATGTATTAGCACCTAAATTACTATTACTACCACCACCAGTTCTATATCTAACAAATAATGTATTATTTGCTTTTAACATTTTACCCAATGATGTATTTTTTAGAAAATTGTCTAAAAACTGTCTATTTGTTACACCTTCTTTTAAAAAACCTTGTTCAAACGGTTCGGAAATTGGATCACCAGAACCAAATGTTAATCTACAAAATCCATTAGGTGTATATTCTTTAATAAATTTTTGTGTAATATCAATCCATTTTGCTGCTTTAATATCATTTTCTTCATTTTCATCTGTATTAAATGAACTATTAGGATTTTCAACAAATACCTTTTGTTGTGCTAAATAATCAACTTCATAATATCTATTTTCGGTATTATAAAATTCAGATACACTTGGATTTGAACTGTAATTAGTACCTTCTAATAATATAACACTTTCAATTTCAATTACATCAGGGTCTGGTAATGTTATTGAAAAAAATGGTGTCACATCTCTTGCTGTAATTACTCTTTTAAAAATATTTGTTGAACCATTTACAACAACTTCTCTTTTTGTTACATTATAACTTTGTATAATACCATTTGAATCTGAATTAGGTAATATTGATCTATTAGGATCACCTAAATTACTAATTGGTGAATTCCAATCTATAATATCTTGTGTTTCAAATATTTTACCACCACCAATTACTTGTGCACCGGGTAATAATGTTGGATAATATGATGCATCAGGTCTATCGCCATTTACTGGTACAGTGACAGTAAAATCAACAACTGTTACTGATGGTCTTCTTGCTGGTATATTAAATCCCATATTTTTTGCTATATTTAAAATGGAATTTCTTTGTTGTGCATATTCTAATTGAGTTTCCTGAAATGCTCTATCGGTATTAACTGATAAATTATTTGCTACACCCGCATTAAGATCAATTAACATTGAACCAACACTTGAATCAGTGAAATCACTTAAAACATCAGGATATTGTTGTCTTATTAATGCTATTAAATCATCTTTAATTTCACTAAAAGTTCTACTACCGTATTTAACTGGATTTGTTGTTGCCATAAATATTTATTAAAAATTTAAATCTAATTCACCATTTTCAGTAAAAGTATCTTCACTATATGTAAACTTTATTTTAACATTTAATTGAACATCAGATTCTTCAGGTCTATTAAATTCAACTTTTTTTATTGTTAAATTAGGTATATATAGTGATACTGTTTTTTTTATTTGTTGTTCAATTTCTTGTGCTGATATATTATCATTTGGTTCGAAAATGTATTTTAATAAATTAGTTCCATAATTAGGATAATAATATCTTTCACCCTTTTCTGTCAATAACAATAATAATAAATCAGAACTAAAAGCATCTTTTGTGATGCGATTCATTTTATAATATGAATTCTTTTCAGTGTTATCCGTTAATGGAAATTTAATATTAATAGTTTTCATTAAACAACATTTTTTATAAATACTTAATAATAAAAAATCCCCTCATTGTTTGATTATTAATGAGAGGATTCTTTTAGTATGAATGAATTATTGATTACCTTTTTTCTTTTTTTTCTTAGCCTCTTTTTCTTCTTTTTCTTGTTGCTTTTTTTGGTCATATAATGATTTAATACTTTCTTTCAATGTAATAATATCATCGTGACCATATCTATTCAAAAGACCCGTATATGTTATAAAATCTGGTTTATTAAATATAATTTTATCTTTTTCACTATCATATACAATACCAGCTAAACATTCATAAAAAATCATTTTTTGTTGAGCAAGATTCAATTGATCAAAAATTTCTTCATTAATTATAATAACAAAATTAATCCCATCTGTTAATTTTTCAACAATATCATTTACTTTATTAATTTTATATATTTCTTTTTGTTTATCATTAGCTAAAAGTCCGAATGTTACCCATTGTGGTATTGATGTATCATTTTCAACCTCTGCAAATAATTCTTCATTTTCATGTGATAATTCTCTATAATTTGCCATAATTTATTCTTCATTAATTTTAATATTATATTTATTCATTAATTTATCCATTTTTTCATATAAATTTTTACAACTCTCATCATTTGAATCATATTTTGCTTTTTGTTGTATTATAAATTTTTTTAATTCATCAAATGCTTTATCTATACTATATTCTAAATTTTCTAAAGTTGCTATAGTTGCATAAATTTTTTCTTCTTTTGCTCTATTTTGCATTTCTTTTTCATATTTAGAATTTAATTCAGCAATATTATCCTTATCAACTGCTTTAGTTCCCGAATCTTTAATTTTATTATTAATTGATTTTTCTATATCCTCTTTTGATTTATTTTTTTTAATTTTGTTAGCTTCTTTATCAATTTCATTTATTTTTTTTGCAGCATCTGAATTAAAATCACCTTCTTCAACCGCTTTTTTTAAATTATTTATAAATTCACTTTTAGCCATAATATTTAATTTTTATAATTTAATGCTTTCCATTTCTTTAGCTTGAAATTTCCATACATCATGTGTATTATTATACACTATTCTTTTTAAAAATTTATTTATTTTAAATCCAACCAAATTACCATACTTATCTTTAACATAAACATATTTTATATTTGATAATTGTTTGAATATTTTACCCTTATTTTTTATTTCATTTGTTTTAAATTTTAATGGTATAAAAAATTCTAATTGACGATATTCAAAACCAATTTTTTTAATATGCATCATTTCTGTGAGTTCTTCAATTTTATTAACAACATCATATTTCCTACTAATTTTAATTGGGAATTTAAATTTTTTTGATGGTTCATATAAATCCTTTAATCTATATTCTGTATCAACAACATCATCAATTTTTGATAAACCAACTGGTATTGGATTATTATTAACAATTCCTAAAAGTTCATACTCATCATCTTTAGTTCTTCTCTCTTTTTTTTCCTGTTCAATTACCTCTTTCATTGTTTTTCCATGATGTTTATGATTAGAATCAAAAAAACCGATATGATCATATCTGCGACCATATTGATCTTTTTGTCCTAAGTTCATACTCCATCTGTCAGCAGCAACTGCTTTTTTATGTTGTGTTGCATTTAATGTGAACTCATCAGCTTTTTTTAATAATTTATAATAATCTTTTACATATTTTTCATCACGTTGACCAGCATGAAATTTCTGTAAAATTGTACTTCTAAACCATTTTTGATGTGTTTTTTTATTCTCACTAAGGTTATTTGGGTCTGCTTTTAATATTTCAAGTTCAGTATTTCTAAGTGAAATACTGATCATCAAGAATATGCTATGAATTTTTATTGCAATCCAAAGAAATGCCTTACGAAAAAATTCTTTCATTATTTAGATTCTAGTGTTTTAATTTTATCTTTTAATTTATCGATTTCATCATTTAATTTTCTTATTATTTTATTAGAACTTATAATCGTTTCATTTAAATGTTCATTTTGATTCTTTAAAAATTCATTTTCTTTAGAAAAATGTTTTTCAATTACCGATTTTAAGTCATATAATAATTTTTCATCCCTATCTTCTTTAATTTTCCCCCTTTCTTTACTTTCTAAATACTGAAAAATTTCAACACCTCTCTTCACTCCCTTAGAAATTTCTTTTAATCTCTTATTTGCTGGTTCAAATCTTTTTGTACTTTTTTTTATTTCATTAAAAATGATTTTTTTCTTTTTTTTATTTGAAAACCATTTTTTTATTTTATTAATAATATTCATACTTTAATTTTTTATTTTACTTCTAATGATTTTTTTACAACATTTTTATAAAAATTTGCACGTTTTTTTGTAACATTTGCAAGATGGTATTTTTCACTGAAATCTTCATATAATTGTTCACCCAATTTTTTTCTTAAATCAGCATCTAATATTAAATTTTTTAAATATTTTGACCAATATTTATGTGCATTTTTTTTATTTGGTATTAATACACAATTTTCCATATGTTTACCATCTATATTATATGGCGGAATATCAGAACATACAATTGGTAATTTTCTTGACCAACATTCAACTTGCTTAAGGTTCGATTTCATTTTATTAAAATTATTATCAGCAAGTGGTGCAATTACAATATCAGTCTCATTAAGAGTATTAGCATATGTATTAGCTTTTTGTGTCCATCTTCTGACAAAATTACCCTCATCACCACTATATTGTACATCTCTTTCAAAATTCATTAACCATTCATAATAATCATCATTTTCAATTAATTTATGATTATCAGTTAATATTTTTTCATATGTATAATATACTGATTCTTCTGATTTAATATCTCTTTTATTTTCATTAAAAACTCTACCTCTATATTTTTCCTTTAAATCTTGTGGTAGATCACTTATTTTATCAACATCACCTCGTGTATTATTAATTGCTTTAACTATTTTTTGATTCCATAATCCTCTTGCTTGAAGTTCTGCGCCAAATTCCTGATTAAATGTAACTTCAGTTGTACTACCTTCAGTATCCCAACCAGCAATAATCACTTTAAACTTATCTTTTAATTTAGGATCATTTCTTAAAACATTAAAAACCCCACGTAATTGTTCAACATCGACCATATGAGAGGACCCAGCCATGTATGTTATTCTAACTCTACCCTCTGGATCAGGTTTCCAATTATCTTTAAATTGTTTCATCCAAGTAGGATCAATTGAATTATATAATACTTCAACATTATTTTTTTCGGTTATTTTTTTTATTTCATCTGCAAAAATATCTGTTGTAGTTGTTACATAATCAGCAATTTTTAAATTTTCCATTATTGGTATATGCATTTGTCTTTCTTTACTTAAAGAATAAAATGGATGTTTAGGGTGTAAATACCAATAATCATCAATATCAACAATTAATATAGTAC